AGACACTAACCATAACTCAAGCTGTTCAATAGCAGACATGTCAAACCTAGTGACCGCATTGTGTGGTGACTTCATGGGGAAGCTAAACACTGTTGTGCTGTCCGGCTTCATTACATCTGGTTCAGATGGAACACCTGCGCTAATCATAAACTGTGTCAGCGGGTCTTTATTGTCGCCCCGTACTGTACGAATGTAGTACGGGTTGTGACGAGCGTGGATACCAGAAGCACTGTCCACAAGCTGTGATACTGTGCCACTAGGCTTTACACATGTAATCGCTGTAGAGATGGGAATATTTAATTCCGCAGCCAAGTCGGCATTTGTTTTTACTGCCTCTACACGCAGAGCATTTAGTGTGGCACCTATGTTCATGCCAAGGTGTGCTGACTTACCTGACATCATTGCATTATCCATAATACCAGTAAGAGATACACCAAGTAGCCTCTCTTCTTCTGTGTTCTTTTTCCATATATTACGCAGATACTTGAAGTCTGTCAACGTAGATTGGAATGTGCCAAGAATGGTAGCCAGACGAACTTTCTCTGTCAATGATTGTTGTGTATCCGATGAACGCACGACAACTTCAGACAAGTTGCAGAACTGATATGGCCGCAATATAATTTCACTGCATGGATTACAGCCAAAGTCATGGTCTATGTCACGACGACCATTTTTCTGTGCTTGTTTCCTAGCAGCTTGGCGGTTGAAGATGCCACGCTCACCTGACTTACTTTCGTACAGAGACACCCACTCTCGCATGAACGTACCCATCTCTGGCTTTTCTTTGTAGGCAACGCTATTGTTAGCCAATGCACGTTGGCCTTCATTCTCCCACCACTGACCTGACTTAGCGTGGCGCATTTGATCATCGTTCAGGTTAGACAGGCTGATGAGTGCGCTGCGGCGTACACCGCCAACAACTACAACTTCACCAATCTTACACATCAAGTCATGGCACTCAATCGGATATAGACGACGACCTGATGCTTTCTTAAACATCTCCACTGTAAATCTAAATAGTTCTTCAAGTGGGGCTGGGCCACTCGCACGACCACCGAAAGTCTTGAGACGTGCGCCAGCAGGACGAACCGCTGACGTGTCCCATTGTGGTACTTGCCCTGCGTACAAAAGCGAGATTAGTTCTCGCAGGGATTTGGCCCAGCCCGGACGTGAGTCGCCAACCTTGATGACAGTATCAGTGTCATGCATGGTTTCGTTGACGACAGGCAGCTTATCTGTGTGGTGACGTTCCACAGAAAAGCCTACACCAGTGCCGCACATGAGGATATACATCGTCTCGTCAAAAGCGCGAGGATTATCCACTGGTACGTAGGAGCAATTGTAACCGCCGACATGGCATCTATCCAGTGCGGGACCGGCGGTCATTAACGCTCTCATGCTTGGCATGATGTCTTGATTAAGCACCGCTTCCTCTAGTTCACCCCTCAGTGAATCAGAAAGCTGATAGTCATGTTTAGTGACCAGATGCCTAGTAATATAATCAAAATATCTTTCGACTGTTTCACTCCATGTCTCCCTTCGTTGCTCGTCCTCTTTCCAACGAGCATATCGGGAAAGAGCAATAAAGTTTTGATAGTCCGTCGGTAAATAGTTGTTCATCTCGTCACTCCGTTAATGTTTTTATATGTTTGATTTCTGCACCGTCAACATCATAAAAGTATTCACGTATGCCGTCCTCAATCTCAATGCCGACATCTTCATCGGCAGGAACCGGATACTCTTCCGGGTCTATTTCAATTGTAATGAAGACTTTAACTTTCATCGTAACAGCCTTCTACTTCTTCTATTAGTTTATCAAGATACCACTGTGCTTTCTTCAAGTCCTCTGTGCCATTCTTGTAACGATACCGCCACAGATACTTCATAATATTTCCTTGTAGATAATATTCGTATCCATCACCTGTAGCGGCTCGTATACCTTCGATACACTCTACACCAGCTTTGTTGTAGTGTGGTGGACTATTGACCATATCCACATTACCATAGGCTTCTTTAGCTGCTTGTTCTAACTCTGCAGCCCTCTTCATATATGCTTCGTGCCTCATTATGCATTTCCTTTCGTCTTACTACCAAAACTCAAGTGTACCACGTTGCCATCTTCTTTAGTAATGATAACGCCCTCATCATCTTCTAGCACGTCTTCATCTTCATTGTCAACAACTTCCATAACATAATTGTGGACTAACTCACGAAGTCTACTATCCATTTCCATTAGAGGAATAGTGGCACACATCATTTTGCAAAAATGCATTAGCTGTGTATATCCCTCATCATTAAGTGGATTATTAGCTTGTGATATAATAGATATGTCTACCTCTCCTGTCCACTCTCCATCTACCTCTGATGGCCGGATGCGAATTACAAAGTCACCTTCTTCAATTGATTCCATGTCTACCTCCTTTTCACTTTAGTCCCACTAAACTTGATAAACTTCGGGTGTTTGTTCTTTCCTTTTTCTTTCAGCCAATCTTCCGGTATGATACGATCATAATATTTAAAGCCGTACTTAATACACCACTCAGCATAGGTTGACTTGGCACCTTTGCGCAGCTTTCTTCTACTATTCTCAAAGACAAAACGAATGTCAAGCTGTGGATGTTGTTTTTTTACAGCTAAATGTTTGCGCCTGTCAGCCGCAGTAAACATTCCCTTTGTCTCAATAATAATGCCATTGTGTAACACAAAGTCAGGAGTATATGTCCTGTAAGCTAAATCTTCCCACTCAATCTTTAACTTCTCATATGTATAAGTTATCTTGAGTTCGTCTAGATATATAGACAGCTTGTGTTCAAGACCACTCCTGTATCCGTACTTCCGTGCTGCACGAAACGCTTTGTGATTAGGCATATTTTTCTGCCAGACTTACATATGAAACAGTCTTTGGTTGCTTTGCCTGTGACATTACAGATGGTAGTTCCTGTAGATTAGGCCAGCAAGAAAACCTGTATTTACAAAATACGCAGTTCTGATCTAGCACCATGTTGCCTGTCTCTTTACCTCTAAATTTTTCAGGAACAGCATCGAAACAACGCTCAAACCTATTTTCTTTTAGAGTGTCAGACGTTTGCCTAATTTTTTCTACCTCTTTATTTACATCCATACCTGTCGCTGGCACGTACTTAAACTGACCATTAGATTTATTCACTACCCACCAGCCACCAGCACGTTTGCCTGATGCCTTTGCATAGCCAGCAAGCTGTGCTACATACCCAAAAGCATCACCCTGTCTAAGAGTGTCAAAGGATTCAAACTTATTAGTGTACGACCAATTAGATGCGGACTTAATATCATCAACAGCATCGTCAATAACAACATCATAGGTGCCAGAGATGGATGTATCATCATCAAGGTTGAGCGTAACTTTGTCATCGTCCTCATACTTTACCCCCGCTTCTGTAAGTAAACCTTTGAAGACAGCTTCAACGATGTCTCCAATCATCATGTTCATAACAAATGTTGTAGGTAGCGGCAATGCTTTTTTTGGTTCATTTTTTTCAAACCAAAGCTGACAAGATGGTCTGCCCACATTAGACATACGCAGACCAAACTCGTCACGCTTATTGCCCCCACCAAACTGACGCGCAAGTGCGCACATTACATCTTGTCCTACTTGCTGGATAGTTTCCACAGACATTGTGGACTTTCCATTAGCAGCACTCTCCATGTACTTATGCAACGCCAGTTCAGCAGGATGGTTCATTGCACTACCTCTTCGTCGTCAATATCAATCATATCTGACAAGCTGTCAGTAATCTCAATATCATCCTCATCATTATGCGCTGTAGCTTTTTCGGCATACGTATTAATGATGTATTCATTGTAGTTTTGAACCCATGCCATGAAGTCAGTAAACAACTCTTGGTCAGACTGTTCAATATCTACGATATTGGTCAGGTTTACAGTGTTCACAGGCAAGAAGAAACTATTGCCATTAGGCAATGGACGCTCTTCTGTAGCGGCTTCTACAATATGTTGAATAGGCAATCTCTTTTGCTTGGCGAAAGTAGAGAACACCTCACCCCAACCTTTGAAAGCATCACGATTGTCTACTTCCCATATAAATGGAGTAGAGCCTAGTTCGACAGAGTTTCCTTGATCATCCGTAGGATTAACCAACTCAACTGTGCCAAAGATTACACGCACTCGTTTGATCTGTTTGATCAAGTCTTGAGTCTTTTCAGGCAGCGACTTGAAGTCTTGAATGTAGCCTGCTGGCTTACCACAGTTAAAACCACCATCGTTATCTTTCAAGTCAATGTTTAGATTGTCAGCCATGACAGTCTTCACGTACCTGTTGGGCGAAGTGCCTGATGCCATGATGAAACGCTTGTACATAAAGCGTTGCATGTATGGACGGATACGCGCAGCAGAAGCGTAATAAGTTGGCCCATCTGGAATTTCCAGTTTATACTGCCCACCCTCAACGACCTCTACGTTCACTCTCTTGCCATTGACATCCGCGATGCCCATGATGGGAGTGTGATGAATACGAAGACGAGCAAGTGTACTCGACTTCTTGTTGCTTGTGCCTTCATTGGCGACACCCATAGCCTTTGCCATAGCAGCATAGTTACTAGTGTCAATAGTTGTGATCTCGTTCATGTATTTTATACTCCTTCTTTCGAGTCAGAAATCATAGTTATATCACGACACGTCTTTCGTGTCAAGCCAGTTGGGGCCAATTTTTGCCTCTAGTTCTAACGGAACATTGAACACTAATCCCCAACGTGTAGTGATCAAGTCAGGCAGCACCTTGTTAGTATCCTGAATTATTTGTATTACTCGCTGTTCTTCATCAGGATGGACATCTATTACGATGCTATCATGCACAGTGTTTACCACGCAAGACTGCATGCTGTCAAGTAATTTTTCTATGTGCAACAATGCCACAGGTACAATGTCAGCAGTAGCAAATGACTGCACAGGATAGTTTTTTATTTGCGTGAAGTGTGATACACGACCATTTGTCTTACGCACTACATCAGGAAAAGCAAACTGTCTGCCAGATGGCGTGGTAATATAACCAGTGTTTACAGCTTCTTTAGCCAATCGGGAGTGCCATACTCCGATGCCTTTGTATTTCTCCGTGAAGTGCGTATAATATTCTGCTTCCGCTGTAGTTCTCCCAAAGCCCGTTGCTCCATAAAGCGGCGCGAACGTATGCGCTTTTGCTTCTTGGCGACTTGTCGGTTGACCAGCATCAGTAATAACTTTACTGGTATATGCGTGTACATCAAATCCCGTAGATACTTCATCTATTGCTACTCGATCTTGTGATAAAAAAGCTGCTGCACGAAACTCTAGCTGTGCGAAATCAGCTTCCATAATCTTGCCACCTTCCCACCGGGACACAAACACCTTCTTAACTGGGAAAGTGCCGCCACGTGGCATGTTCTGCATGTTAGGCTCTGCACCTGACAGGCGACCAGTTGCAGTGCGGTGCTGTAGCAAGCGGACATGCAGCTTACCATCCTGCTTAGTAAACATCTTTATGCCCTCAACGAAAGAGGACAAGTAGGTTTCAACCGCCGACAATCTTCTTATCTTAGATAGGAAATCAACTGTGTCTGTTGATCCCTTTTTCTTAGCAGCATTTTCTAGTATAGCCAAATTATTTTTGCTTGTGCTAAAGCCATTTGCACTTGCCCACTTTGGGGATGGTGGCTTGAACCTCAAACCTGCAACCTGATTTGTCGGTTGAAATAAATATCCTTGTGTGTCGCACACTTTACAACGACTAGGCTTGGCAAATGGTGTGCCATCCTTTTTTGTCTTGCGGATATATCCGGTGCCATTACACTCACGACACTGCACCGCTCTTGTCTTTGACAGCTTAGTCGTGTGAGCGTTTATTAGATTCCTAAAGTCTCTCTCATCCATGTATGGATCAATCTCTTGTGACCAATACTGTTTGTCATTTACTTTACGGCTATAAATGACCCAAGACAATTGTTCTGGACTGTTTAGATTTATGGGTGTATCGCCCATGAGACGACGAACATGTCTTTGCAGATCAACAATAAGTTGATCACGTTCCTGCTCAAACTCCTCACGCACCTCTTCCAGTGCCTTGCTATCCACCGTGAAACCACGCTGATAGATACGAGCAAGACACACTGCAACCTGATTGGTCAGGTCAACAGTACCCATCAGACCACTATCCTTTTCT